GGTTTTTTTGTTTGAGTTTTTTGTATTTCTTTTTTTCTTACTGTTAAGGCTTTAGCCCAACACGGTCGTCACGTGCTCAGGCTTGATCACACTCGCCCCGTAGGCGATTGCGATCTCATAATACACCTGACGGTACTGTTTATACATCGACACATCGAACGCAAGACCGCTGCGCGGATCGATGATCGTCTCGCGATCCACCGCCATATCACCCTCAACCGGGAGCGCCGGAGCGCGCGTCACGAGCGCGATGGCGTTGCGGTGATACGCGAGGTTCGGCGTGTAGTTCGCGCCGATCGTCATCGCCGTGTTGCCAGCGAGCGCCGTCTTCAGGCCCGGCTTGTTGATCACGATCGAGCCCGGAGCCGCGATGCCCGTTGCCACGACGTACTGGTTCGTGTCGCCAGCGAACGTCACGACGTCGCCCGCAAGCACAGTACCCGCACCCGTTTGCAGCGGGATCGTCGTCGCGCCGACAGCCACAGCGCCGTTCGTCACGTACCCCGCACCCGTGCCCTTCGTGGTCGGCAGAACCTGAGCCGATTCGCGAATGTCGAAGCCGTGGATGTTGGTCAGCGTGCCTTGACGCAGCAGCGACTCATCGCCCGCTTCGTTGACGGCCGTCAACTGCAGCAGTTGACGCATGTTGGCGCCAGCCGACGTATCGATCGTCAAGTGAATGTCGGAGAGCGGCGAGCCGTTATCCGACAGGATCTTGCGAGCAAGCGCCGTAGCCTGCAGGCCGGTCGCAGCCGTGAACGGCGTCGTGCCTGCCGTGCCAGTTGCGCGCGACGCGCCGACATACGCCGTTTGAGCGACGAACAGTTCAATGCCGTTACACAGCGTGCGCATGGCTTGCGTGATCTGATCGTTCTTGATCTTCGCGTAGCCCGGACCCGTGTTCAAGCCTTTCTGTTCTTCACCATTCCAACGGAACGGAACAGCCTTCGCGGCGCTAATCGTCAGCGGCGTGTTGCCGATGATCTGGTCGCCCGTGTTCGGAGCCGTCACGCCCGGCGTCACGTCGTTGGACGCGGCAGCCGGAGTGATCGGAACGAGGACCTGCTGACCCACCGCAGCGCGTTCGGCGCTGGCGTCCATCGCGACCGACGGGATGTACCCGACCAGTTCCCGCGACACGATGTCCAGCGATTCGTAGAGAGTCGGGAGTAACCCGGTCAGTGTATTTGCCACAGTGGTCTATCCTCTTTGAGAAAATTATTCGTCCGTGATCGCCACTCCAGTCTTGACCGCATTCATCTTTTCTACCGGATTCATTTGGTCAAACTGTTGTCGCGTAACGCTCTTACTGCCACTACCACTACCGCTACCACCTGCTGAAGCGGATGCCCCCGTACCGCTCGCCCCTGTCGACTTCAGAATGTGGTCGCGATTGGGGTACTGCTGGACGAGCGCGTCGAGCGCTTCGTCAAAATCTGCCAATTCGCCCGGCCGCGCCCGAGAGAACACTTTGTTCCCCTGCGCGTCGAGCGCTACCAACTTGCCGTCCTCGACCTTGAAGTGCTTTCCGAACGCGGCCTGCACCAGATCCGTCGGAATCGCCATCTTGTCCGCGATGAACTTCGAGCGGGCGAAACTACCGCCGATGATCTCGTTGTTCAGATGACCCTGGAGCGCCTCGCGCTCGGCCATCAACTTTCCTTCCTTTGTGCCGAATTCGTCTTGCAACTGCCTCAGACGGGTTTCGTACTCCGTCTTCGCTGCGTTTCGAACTTCATCCAACTTGCCGCTTTCGATGAGTTTACCATCCTCGATGTCCTTGAGCCTGTCAAGCGCCTTGCGTGCGGCCTCGGGATCCAGTCCTTCGAACACCTTGACCTGCTTCTGCACTTCGCTCAACTGGTTCTCGACTGCTTCCTTCGCTTCCCGGTGCGTCTTCGCTTCGTGATTCAGGCGAGAGATGGTTTCTACCGTGCGGGCCGCGTCGAACGGAATTTCCTTCCCGTCATCGTGGATGTACACCGGCTTGCCATCAACCAGTACTACGTTGCCGTTTTCGTCGAGTTTGAGTTTCATCGTCAGCTTCCTTAGCTATCCAGCCTTGGGTTCAGGGTCTTCCGACCCGGCACGTTGGAGTGCGTCCGCAC